TGGCAGGTAGCATACCCGCACTTTTATACAAAAACATTTCTTTGTAAAACAAACCTTTATTTAATTTAATAAGTTAAATTTTAACTTAATAATACAAAAAAGTGGTAACGAAAACATCCCTGTACTATAATTAAGTAAAACAGATTAGAGAAACACATTGTTTAAAGAAACATATTATATAAGGGGCTGATTTTATGAGAAAAGTTTTAACAGAAAAGATTTTGTCTGATTTAATTCATGGGCAGATTGAGAAAGATTATGTGGTTACTGACATCACGGGAATGTCCGTAGCTATAAGGAAACGAAAAGAAACTACAGCTGTACATTTTCAATGTAAGATGATGAAACAAGGAAAGCGTTATATCTATCCTTTAGGTCAATATCCTGCTTTATCTTTAACAAAAGCACGCTCTGAATATTTACGTTGTATAGAATGTATAGATAAAGGTGAAGAGCCTATACAAAAAGAAGTAATAAACAATGTAGATAACACACCCACTATAGGTAATATGTGGCAACGTTTTATCGCTGTTAAATTTACATCGTTTTCAGAAAACACTAAGGCTAAATATCTTTCTTTGTGGAACGCTCATTTACAATTCTACAAAGATATGCAATGCAGTGAAATTACTCCTCAAAAAACAATGGAGTTATTAAAGCCTTATTTGAATAATAATGAATATGAAACAGCTTATAAGATAGCTAGTGCTTTTCGTGCATTGATTGATTATGCTGTGTTTTTAGAGTTATTGCCAAACAATCCGATTGTGCGTATTACATCATATCTGCCAAAAGTAAAGAGACAGCATTTAGCAACATTCAATGACGACACCATGAAAGAAGATATGATACAGCTTTTCTTTGATATGTCGGATTGTCAACAGATTATTCAAATGCAATTCTATTGTTATTTCTTTACTTTATTACGTAATGAGGAATTACGCTCATTAAGAGTAGATGAAGTATTTAACGATTACATCGTTGTTAAAACAAAAACATTAGAGAAATTTAAACAGCCTTTAACAACACAGGCAAAGAAGATCATTGATTACTGTATTGCTCATAAGAAAGATAAGTATTCACCGTATGTGTTTGAGGGTACATCGGGGCTTGGTATGTTAGGAGAAAACACACTTAATCATGCTTTGAATACAAGAGGGTATAAAGGTAAATTAAGAATACATGGCATACGTTCTTTAGGGAGACAGTGGTTGCAGAATTTGCCCGATACAAAAGAAAGTTTAATTGAGATGTGTTTATCACACGTGGGCGGAAATACCGTACAACAAGCATATAATCGTGGAGAATACATAGAAGAGCGCAGACGTATTTTGCAAAAGTGGTCTGACTTTGTTTGTGAGTGTGCGGGAGAATATTTTAATAGATTGTTTGAAATGTAAAAAATAAAAATTAAAAACATTAGCCTTGTTGGTAGAAATACTGACAAGGCTTTTTTTATTTTTAGGGATTATAAATGATTGAGCCACCAAAGAATATAAACGTTTCAACAGAACAAATCTATATGTACTTAGGATTTATTTCTGCTTTTCTCTCAAGTGGAGTAAGGCTTATGAGAAATAAAGAAAATTTTACAAGTTTATACGCTATTACGCGATCAATCGTTGATGCTTTAACTTGTGCATTTTTATCTTATGGTGTTTTTGAAATTCTAAATGCCGAGTGGAATGTACCTATCTCAACACTAATTTTTATCGGTACTTTTGTTGGCTCATTAGGTAGTACAACGATTATCAATTTATTTTCAATGTTTCTTAAAAATTATATAGGCAGAAAATGATTTTAACTGACAGCGATCTTAAGTGGATCAAAGCAAATGAGTGCGATGAAAAAACTATACAGCGTTATTTTTCTGACGGTTTACATCATTCTTATCGTGACGGCGGTTGTGGTAAGTGGACTATTTATTATGGTCTTACGTACGATTTGGATAATCTTGCAGTTAATAGGTCAACTGTGTGGACTGATGAATACGCTAACAGAGCTTTTATTAAAGCCTGTGAAAGTGCTGTTAACAAAGTTAATAAATTATGTGAAAGAGACAAAATCAAACTGACACAAGGTCAATTCTGTGCATTAGTAGACTTTCAATTTAATACAGGTGCATTACCAAGTTCTACCTTATGGAAAGTTATTGCAAGTCATGGCAGTGAAACTGAAATCGAAAGACAGTTTATGCGTTGGGTATATGACAACAAGGTTGTTATACAAGGCTTGAAAAACAGACGTATTAAAGAGGTTCAGAAATGGAAACAGAAGTAATACCACGTAAGAAAAAAACTCAGAAAAGAAAGTACCACGTGGATATGACAAACGATCCACAGGTTCATGCATTGACTGAAAAATACTCTGACAAAGAAAAATATAACGTTACAGCAAAGATTGAAGAAAAAGACGTACAGGCAATTCTAAAACGTTATTCACATGATTTGAAGATTGATTTGTACACCGTAGCTGAGTGTTTCAATATTTCTGATCATACTTTAACCATGATACTTAAAGATGAAAAGTATAAATCATTCTTTGAGGCTTGCAAAAAAGCACGTGGAGAGCGTGTTGTACAAGATGGATATATTACAGCCTGTTCACCTTATGAGCGGGTTATGGCAGGAGAAGAGGTCACCATGGCAGAAGTTGCAAGTGCAAAGTTAAAAGCGAACTACAGTCTTGAATATGGTAGAGCTTTAAACGGTGATTTTAATCCTAAGAAAGGTGAGAGCAGTTCTGGCGGTGTAAATATTATTGTTCAGACAGGAGTTGAATTAAATATTTAATGGCAACTGATTTTTTTAAAACCTTTGATTTTAAGCCTAGAGGTTGGCAATCAGAGTGTATTAAAAAACAAAAAAGATTTACCGTGCTTGCGGTTCACCGCCGTGCAGGCAAAACAAATCTTTCTGTTAATGAGCTTATTCTAAAAGCCTTAACAACTAAAAATTCGTTATATGCGTACATTGCCCCTGAACTTAAACAAGCTAAGTTAATTGCTTGGAATATTTTAAAAGAACGTTGTAATCAGTTAAGAAACATTCAAACTCCCGAGGGTGTTAAAAGTGCCTGTGAGTTCAGAGAAAGTGAATTGATTGTTCGATTTGATAGTGGGTCTGAAATTAGATTGTTTGGAGCAGACAACCCAGACAGTTTACGTGGTTCAAAATTAGCGGGTGCAGTTATTGACGAAGTTGCACAAATGCCAAAGGAGTTATGGCTTGAAATTGTATATCCTGCACTCATGGATAGTAAAGGCTTTGCACTTTTTATCGGAACGCCAAAAGGTATAAATCTTTTTTCAGAATTGTTTAATCGTGGTCAAGATCCTGCTTTTAGCAAAGAATGGGTATCTCTTAAATTCACTTGTTATCAGACAGACGCATTAAGTCCTAGTGATATTGAGGCATATCGCCGTTCAGTACCCGAAGAAGTATTTAAACGTGAGATGCTTTGTGATTTTGAGGCAAGTGCTGATAACACTTTACTATCACTTGAAGATGTAAGTCTTGCAACAAATAGAATTGTAGATGATCAATTTAATTCTAACACTGATTTGTACCTTGGCATTGATGTTGCCCGTTTTGGCAGTGACAGGAGTGTTCTCATTTTTAGAAGAGGATTAGTTGTAAATGAGCCTATTGTGTTGCAAGGAACAAGCCTTGTAGAACTATCAAAAGTAGTTAAGCAACAAGTTATAGAAAAAACACCAAAGCAAATATTTGTTGACGGTACAGGTGTTGGTGGTGGTGTTGTAGATATTCTTGACAGTTGGGGTATTTACGTCAATGACATAAATTTCGGTCACAAATCTTTTGATAGTCAATATATAAACAGACGTACTGAAATGTGGTGCAAAATGGCTGAATGGGTTAAACGTGGTGGCGCATTGCCAAAGAACTCACAGCTTATGTCAGAGCTTGTAATGCCTACTTATGACGTTAACGAAAAGTATCAAAAGGTTTTAGAGAGTAAAAAACAGATACGTGAGCGTTTAGGCAAATCCCCCGATTTAGCAGACGCACTAGCTTTAACGTTTGCTGAAGATTTCCCGCAAACAGAAAAGACAGATTACGACTTATTTTTAGATAAGTTCGGAGTAAATAACAAAGACGCTAGTCCATTTGACAGGTTTGAAAATGATCTTAATTAAACAGTATACATTTGAAGATTTTTTTAATTTACCAAACTTGGCAGAAACGATAAGAGATTATGCAAACAGTTCACATAATCCTTTAGTTTCTAATGTTGATTTAGATTACGTCAATGTTATTAAGACGGCTTATAAAGAAATAATGAAAAATGAAAATGTTACTTTTCATGCGTTAACTGACAATGGTCAATGTAAAGGTGTGTTAGGTTTAGTGCAGAGTAGTAATGGAAATAGCATTAAAACTATCATTGATATAAATGCAATTTATGTTGATCCACTTTACAGACGTAAAGGATATGGTAAAAAAATGTTTACATACATTGATAAATTTGCAAAGTCAGTTGGCGCAAGTGGTATTTATTTTCAAGTACCTGTTAATTCAAAACTTGAAAAAGTTTTAGATAAGACAAGTTATTTTACAAAAACTTATTCTTTGTTTTTTAGAGAGGTTTAAAAATGGGTTCGGGCAGTGGTTCAGCTAGACGTGCTAGAGATGAAATGCTAGTGCAGAATATGTTAATGCAACAGCAAATGCAAAAACAACAAGAAGAATTTAATCGACAAATGGCAGAACAAAAGAAACAGACGGAAAGAGCAACAACTCAATCTGTACAAGCAACTAATGCAAATCAGAAAGCAACTGCTATGTCTACAAATCATGAGAATTTAGGAATAAGAACACAAGGACAGTTAGCACAACAAGGGTCAGCTAATGAAACTATCAAAGATAAATTAGGTGGTGGAGTTACTGATGACGAAAAGAAAAAAGAGGCTTGGTATTAAATGGGTAGTGGCGCATTAAATTTTTTAGCTGATACCGTCACTTTTGGTGCTCATAGTCAATACAAAGCACAGAAAGAGGCAATGAAAGCTCAAAACTTAGCACAACAACAGGCAATGCAATTACAACAACAGGCATTAGCACAACAAAAACAAAGTGCACAGGAACAGTTAAAACTACAGCAAAGAGAATTAGAGGCACAAGAACAGGCGTATAACCGTTCTGATAAGTATGCAATTTCTAATTCACATCAAGACAAGGCTGATAAAAATTCAGCCGATTTAACAAAAGGAACTGCAAATTCTTTTGTTGATACGTCAAAGCCTAGTTTGAGTTCAGACGATGAAGATGAATTTAATCAGTGGTATTAAAACATGAATAAATGGCTCAAAGCTACTGAAACTGAAAAGGTATCATATCTTTGCTCACGGTGGGAAGAGTTAAAAAGAATACGTGCTCCATATCTTAACCGTTGGCAAGAAATATCAAAATACATTTCTCCGTTCAGTGGAAAATTTAATATTAAAGAACATAATCAGACGCGATCATCTAAATATATTTTAGACGGTGAGGCGGGTTATGATGTTGATATTTTAGCAAGTGGTTTAATGGCGGGTGCTAGTTCTCCCGCACGCCCTTGGTTTACATTACAACCTACAAATCAACAGCTTTTATCAAGTTATGATGTTGTCAATTATTGTGACACCGTTCAGAAAATTTTATTAAAAGTATTCAGTTCAACTAACACTTATAACACCTTGCAATCAATGTACAAGGAATTAGCTTTGTTTGGTATTAGTGCTGATTTGGTGTACGAAGATAACAATCAAGGAATAAAACATCATTTATTACAGGCAGGTGAATATTGTGTTGCTACTAATTCTGACGGGGATATTGATACACTTTATCGTAACTTTGAACTATCCACAAAACAAGCTGTAAATGCATTTGGTTATGATAATTGCCCCGATGAAATAAAGCGCGCTCATGATCAAGGCTTACTTGAAGATTATTGGGAATTTATCCATGCGATAGAGCCACGTGAAGATCGTGATCCGACATCATCAAGTAATAAGAATATGCCGTGGGCAAGTTACTACGTTTCAATTTCAACAAAGCCTACTATTGTTAAGGAAAGTGGTTTTAATTATTTCCCTGTAATTTGCCCACGTTGGAATGTGTTTGGTACAGACGCATACGGCGAAAGTCCTGCAATGGTATGTTTGCCCGATATTAAACAGTTACAGCTTGAAACTTTGCGTAAAGCAGAACTGATTGAACAGTACACAAAGCCACCTTTACAAGTGCCTATCAATTCAAGACAGAACACTATCAGCTTAAAGGCAGGTGCTGTTAATTACGTTCGTAGTACAACAGACAATTCGATTAAGCCTATTCTGCAATCGACAGGTGATTTAAACGCAATAAGACAAGACATTGCAGAATTAAAAGCGTCAATCAGACGTCACTTGTTCTATGACCTTTTTATGATGGTTAACAATGGAACTGAAAGCTCAAGACGTACCACCGTTGAGATTTACGCATTGCAGAATGAGCAAATGCTCTCTTTAGGTGCTGTAGTCGAACGTAATCAGAATGAGTGCCTAGGTAAGTTGGTAAATATTACATATCAGATTTTAGGTCAGTTAGATATGTTGCCCCAACCTACTGAAGATATGCAAGATGAAAAGATTGAAATTGAATTTACATCTGTTTTAGCACAATCACAAAAATCAGTTGATATTAACGGTATTGATAGATTTTTCAGTGCTATTTCAATGGCAGGTCAAATTGCTCCCGAAGTATTTGACCGCATCAATCCCGACGGTTACGTTGATGAATATCGTGAGCGTATTGGTGTGTCACCTAAAGTGTTACGTTCAAAAGAAGAGGCTGATCAAATTAGACAGCAAAGAGCACAAGCACAACAGCAACAACAAGAACAGGAACAAAACTATCAACAGGCTATGACAGCTAATCAGTTAGCACAAGCACAACAGCAAGGTGCAAATGCAGGTTTAGCAATGCAACAGCTTGATGATGTTGGCGGTGGAGATCTTTACTAATGAAAAGTTTAGAAGATGAAGTTAAAAATAATGAAGATGAAAAAGAATTTGAAAGTGAACAAAAAAGAAGAGAAGAGAAGATTTCAAATTCTTTTGAACGTGTATTAGCTACTGAAGACGGGCGGGTAGTTCTAAAAGCTATTTTAGAAATGTGCCCTTTAGAAGTAGACGACTTTTCTCTTAACTCAAATCAGATGTCATATAACTGTGGTAGAAAATCTATTGGAGTTGAGTTGAGAAACTTTTTAAAAATGAAATTTAAAAATAGTGTAATGCAAATTATAGAGAATACGGAGATTTAATTCATGGCAGAAAGTGCAAGTGCAAGTGCAAGTGCAACATCATCAAATGCAAGTAATTCAGCAAATGCTGTAAGTAATGCAAGTACAGGCGATAGTTCACAGCAGAATGGACAGCAGAGTATACAGGCTCAACAGTCACAGCAGACAGAACAGGCACAACAGCCTACACAGAGTACTGAGCAATCTAACAGTAACAGTTTTGAAAATCCTTTAGGTGATTTATACCAACAGGATCAACAAACAGAACAAGTACAGCCAACAGAACAGGTGCAAATTCCCGACAATTATGACATCAAAATGTCTAATGGTGAACAGTTGCAAGGTGAAGATTTAGCAAAGTTAAATCAAGTTTGCAAACAGGCGGGACTAACTAATGAACAGGCACAGGCACTGTTTACAGCCTATGAAAACGATGTAACTAATTTTAATCAACAGTTACAGAGTGATTATCAGCAACAAGTGCAGTCATGGGTTAGTGAAGTTCAGAACGACAAGGAATTAGGCGGAGAGAACTTTGAGAAAACAAAAGCTAACATCAAGAATGTTGTTAATAAGTTTGGTTCTAAAGAATTAGCTGATTTTTTGAATACAACAGGCTTAGGTTGTAATCCTGTTTTTGTACGCTTTGTGAATAAAGTCGGTTCTTTAATGTCAAATGATAGTCAATTTATCAATGGTAATGCAACACATCAAATGACTGATCAAGAAAGACGCAGTGAGATTTTGAGAAAGATGTATTCAAACTCACAAATGAAATTTTAATAAATATAAATAAATTTTTTTAAACAAACCTAGGAGTTAAATTATTATGGCACAGCCTATCTTTATTGACAATGGTATGCTGTCATTATCAGAGTTGATCAAGCGACTTGATCCAAACGGTAATGTAGCACCTGTTGTAAGTATCTTAGAAGAGCAAAATGAACTTATCCCCGACATTAAGTGGTCAGAGGGCAATTTAATTAACGGCGATCAGATTACAATCGAGACATCAGAACCCGATGTATATTGGTTACATGAAAACGTTGGTATTCCGTCAAGTCACTCAACAACCGCAATTATCACTGAGACTTGTGGTAAGTTAGGAGCTTGTTCTGATGTATCAGCAGATTTATTAGAAAAGCATGAATTTGACGCTGTATATCGTTTACAAGAGGACAAATCAGTAATTAGAGCAATCGGCAAGAAAGCAACATCACATTACTTTTACGGCTCTAAGGCAACTAACCCCGAGGCATTTGACGGCTTTACTCCACGTTATAACAAGTTAAGCGGTGAGCGTAACTCAAAGAATGTAGTTGATTGTGGCGGTAGAACTAAAGACGGTGAATTAACATCTTTATGGATTGTTGGTTGGGGTGATCAAGTCTGTGGTATCTATCCAAAAGATACTAAAGCAGGTATTCAGCAAACTGACGAGGGTGCAGTTTGGATTGATGACGGCACTTGCGAGAACACTCAAATCAAGATTTTCCGTACCCTTTACAAATGGAATATTGGTTTAGCTGTTAAGGATTGGCGATATGTAGTCCGTTTAGCAAATATCCCATTATCAGCATTACGTGAGGGTAAGGGTATCGGTACAGGTGATACACGTGAGGGTAAGAACTTACTAATGTATATCATTGAGGGCTTATCAAAGTTACCTGCTGAGGCACGTAGTCAAGCACGTATTTACGCAAACAACGATGTGTTAAGTGCATTAAATACCATTGCATTACGTTCACAGTCAAACGTAGTTAAGTTCATGGAAACTACACAGGAATTTGGTAAAACAGGTGCATGGGGTTCTTTCCTTGGTGTTCCTTTAAGACGTGTTGATCAGCTAGTTAACACCGAAAAAGAGGTTAAGTAAAATGGCAATTTTTGATCATAATGATATTTTAGCCGATCGCCTTGTGGTTACTACTAAAGTACGTAAGGCACAAAAGGCAAAGGATTTTAACGGTGTTACTGATTTTGGTATGGGTCAGCCTATCTATGTAGCTTGTTATTGTCAAGGCAACTTTACCCATGATTTAAGAGTACAGGCTATTGCAAGTAATGACGGTGTTACATGGACAAATGTTGTAGCCGATAGTGGAGTATATCCAAAAGCAGAATTAACTTTTGGTAAGTCATTCTCTTTTGCTATCCCTGCAACAGGGCGTAAGTATCGTTTCTTAACTGTAAGATTTATTCCGTCAACAAACGGAGTAGATGTAACCGATGAAGATACAGACATCGGAGAAGTTCATCATTGGGGTGCACCAAACAAGGTTGGTGAAACAATCGCACCTATTGAGAACGCTATCAGAGCACAGTTAGAAACAGTACAGGCACTTGATCCTATTTATCCATACGCTAATGATGATAAATTTACTGTTTAATCTAACAAGCAAATAAACATAAGGGGTATAGCGTGAAAAGCGTTATGCCCTTTTTTAATAGGTGAAATATGAATAAGTTAGACATTTGCAACAACGCTTTAGACCTTGTGGGACAAGGAATACACATTGATAGCTTTGACGAAAACTCAAAAGAGGCAGATGTAATCAGACGCAATTATCAAAGTACAGTTGATAGAGCATTATCAATGTATGATTTTTCTTTTGCCCGAAAAGATGAAGTTATTACAGAAGATTATTTAATTAAAGATTATGTCAGCTTACCTTGGTTGTATAGCTACAACATACCAACAGATGTAATGACCATTCTTAAATTAGAAAGATTAGAACGTGGCAAAGATGACTATAACTCAGTTGATGATATTACTTTTAATTTCAGAAACATAAAAAATAAAAAATGTATTGTAACAAATGCAGAGGCTCCGTTTGTTATGCAGTATCAATGCTTTGTAACCGATGAAACTTTGTTTAGTGTTTCCTTTGTTCAAGCTATTGAGTATCTGCTTGCAAGTAAGATAGCCCCCGCTTTAATTCATGGTACAAGCGGATTGCAGATAGGAAATATTTTAAATCAAATGGGCATGTCTTATTTAGAGTTCAGTGCGGGACAAGACGCACAGCAAGGTGCAAGTTCTGTGTTTGGTAAAAATACACCATATTTTATTCAAGGTAGATTTTAGTAATGGGCAATAGAGTTTTACAGAAAGGTTTTGGAGCGGGTGAAATTACAAGCTCACTGTTTAGCCGTTCTGATTTAGAGCAGTACAAAATGGGAGCAACAAAGATACAAAACTTTGTTGTTCTACCACAAGGAGCAATGCGTACACGTGCGGGATTTCGATATGTTGGAACAGCTCTAAATTCAGCAAAGCCTGTAAGGCTCATTCCTTTTAGATATTCATCTGACCAAACATTTATTCTTGAATTTGGTGATAAGACATTAAGAGTAATAAACAACGGCGGATATGTTTTAAATACTAATGGTGCTATCTTTCAGACGTCTACGCCTTTTAGAGCTGAAGACTTAAAGAATATTGATTATGCCCAAAATGCTGATGTTCTGACTTTAACAAATCCCGATTACAAGCCTTATGAGTTAAGACGTTACTCTAATACTGATTGGCGGTTTGTTGAGGTTAGAATGTCACCTGTCTTATCTGCACCTAGTGGCTTAAGTTATATAGCTCAGTATCCTAGTTACATGACTGATAGCGAAAAAGAAACAAAAGAAAAGATTACAGCAAAATATGTAGTTACTTGTGTTGATAATAACAACATTGAAAGTGTTGCAAGTTCACCATTAACCGCAAAAGGTAATTATTACATCACTGGTGCAAGTATACGTGTTAAATGGCAACCCGTAGCTAGTGCTGTATATTATCGTGTTTATCGTGAAGTGGCGGGGATTTACGGGGTTGTCGGTGAAACAGAAGATTTCTATCTTGATGATGTTGGTAACAATCCCGATACAACATCTACTCCACCTAAGTATTCTAATATCTTTGAAAAGACAACATCGGGTGTAATTTCATCTGTAGAAATTACAAATCAAGGACAAGGTTATTATTACGGTTTAGATAACATTACAACTTATTTACCATACATTGTAGTAATTCAACAAGTTACACCGATTGTCATTACTGGTAGCGGTAATCTAAAAACAGCAAAATTCTATCTACAGGCTATCAATTCTCAAACAGGTGAAGTTTCTGTTGAAAAAGAAATAAATGTATCATTCACTGAAACAAAGAGAATAGAAAATGAAAGTGAAATAATCACTCATAAATACGCTTTAAAAAGTGCACAGACGATAACTTTGGCAGGGCGACCTTTAGGAGTGGATAACTGTTTATTAAGAATTACAGTTAAATACAATGGAGATAATGGTACATCAACTGTAGATTATTCAAGCGTTGGCTCACTAGCAAATGACATTAGATTTAAAAATTTATGTTCAGCAGGTGTAACTATTGGTAATTTAATTTCCTTGTGGAATGTACCAAATATAACTTGTGATATGCCATTAAATTTTTATGGTACAGGTACAGGTGCAAAAGGTTACGTGCATACTGTAAATGGAAAAGTAATGTGGGTTGATATGGTCAGTGGCGGTACAGGCTATAACAATCAAACAACAGCAAAGCCTGCAACTAATATCGGTTCGGGTGCTGTATTTAGTATAACCGTTCAAGAGGGCACTGACCCCGACTATCCAAGTGCAGTAACACAGTATGATCAAAGACGTGTATTTGCAGGTAGTTATCGCAATCCTTTGAAAGTATGGTTTACTACAGCAGGACAACAGGACTTAATGACTTATCATCAGCCTATACTTGATGACGATAGAATTATCATTGTTGCTGTAAATTCAGACGCAGACAGAATTAAACATCTTGTAGCTTTGGATAGTTTGTTGTTAATGACAGGTTCAAGTGAGTTGCGTGTATTCACACAAAACTCAGACGCATTAACACCTAGCTCTGTAGCTGTTCGTGCTCAGTCATTCGTTGGAGCAAACAGCGTACAGCCTGTTATTGTTAATAATGCTGTAGTTTATTGTGCTCAACGTGGCGGACATGTCAGAGCATTAGGTTATGATTATCAGCAAAGTGGTTACTCTTCATTAGATATTTCAGTCCGTGCTCCACACCTTTTTGATAATAAAGACGTTGTAAGTATGTCATTAGCGAAAGCTCCTATACAGGTTATTTGGGCTGTATCAAGTGACGGCACATTGCTAGGTTGTACTTATCTCCCCGAACAATCACAGGTTGCATGGCATAGACATACAACACGTAACGGTAAATTTACTGATTGTTGCGTTATCAGTGAGGGTGCTGAAGATCATCTATACGTTGTTGTTGAACGTGGCAATATAAAAACTATTGAACGTTCAGATAACTTTACAGCTGATAAGTTGCCCGATTTTTATCGTTATCTTGACAGTTATCTTGACGCTATTTTTACAAATGAAATAAGCACTGTTAACAGTTTAAATCATCTTGAGGGACAGGAAGTCGCAGTATATGTTGACGGTAAACAACAGACAAACAAGGTTGTTAAAAACGGAAAAATTACACTTGATAAGGCAGGCAAAATCATTGCAGTTGGTTTGCCTATTGATTGTGAAATGATTTCAGTGCCTTTAATTTCTAACTATGAGGCAGAACTACAGGGCAGAACTAAGAATATTTCATCAGTTGATTTGCGTGTTCAGTACAGTGGAAAACTTAAAGCCTGCAATTATCCACGTGGAACATATTACGATTGTAAACAAATTGATAGATATTTAAGTACAGATGAAAGTTATTTAGTAAATGTACAGGTTAATGGTGAATGGTCAGAACAAAGTCAATTTGCTGTAAAGCATTGTGATTGTTTACCTTGTGAAATTCAAAGTATAGTTTTAACTATGAACTATGAGGATGGCAAATAATGTCTATTAGTATGTCAATTCCACGATACGCACAAGCAGGTTATGGAAAATATTTAGATAGCACATCGGTTAAAAACACTGTTAAGAAAGGCAATATCTTTGCTAATCAACGTAATAAGTCTGTTCAGTCGCAAAACACAAGTACAGGTAATATGCGACAAGTTGCCGATATGATCCCCGATGTTAATTATTATACAGCGATTGCAAAAGCGGGCATCAAATCAACAGCTGAATTTTACGACAGCATGAGTAAAAGACGTAACCAAGAGCACCTTGCAACTAATTATCAGTATCAAGCTATGAGTTACGCAATGCAAGCTGAAAGTGCTATGTTAGGTGTTGACAGTATTAAACAGGATATTAGAGGTGCAACTAATGATGTTTATAGTGTTTATCGTATGGGTGAATATCAAGCATTAGAACAAGGTTTACATGACGCTCAAATTATTCACAATGAACGTGCACGTACTGCGGGTAGTGGTGTACGCATGGATAGTGAAAGTAAACAGGAAGTTTATAAAACTAATCAATATGGTGCACAACAAAATCAGTGGGCTATTCAACAGAATACTGAAAGTACTGCATATAATGCAAGACTGAATGTACAAAAACTAATGAATAGTTTGAGCGATCAACAAATGCAGATTGCAAATTTACAAGCTCAAGAAATAATTGCACAAGGTAATGCAAAGGCAAGCAATATTCAAGCTAAGGCTATTAAGCCATTTATGAACGCAATTTATACAGGTGCGATTTCATTTGCTCAATCGGTTATGAATATGAAAGGAATAGGCGGTTAAAATGGCAAACGTATTATTACCAACAGTTGGTTTAAAGTTACAGTCAGAAAACGAAAATTTTGGCTCGCAGAATAGAATTAAAGCAAATAATGTCTATACAGGTGTAAATACAGATTTACCTTTTATGAACAAGCCCGCAGAGCAGATGAAATATGCTAATGCTTTTGCAGAATTAACAGATGCTTTTGCTCAAAGAATTATCGACAGAAAAAAAGAGACTTTATACAATCAAGCTCAAAATGAGATGATTACCAAATTATCTGAAAGAGAAAATCAGTATAAAGCCTTAAAAGGTCAAGATGCTATTGATGGTTTTGCAAAGTATCAAGAAGATATTGCAAAGATTAAAGCTGATTATGATCAGATTTTTAATAGTCACCCCGCTGAAAGTCACAAGTTTAAACTTGACTCTAATAAACTTGTAACCCGTTACGGAATGGAGGGACAGAATTATTATGACAGTGAAGTTATTAAACAGGCTGATACAGAGTTAACAAATCTTTTCTCTAATTCAATGTCTGAATGGTTCAAACATTTTAATTCACCACAGGAAAATTTATTTAAACAAAAGGCTTTTGATGTACTTGATCAAATTTCAGACAAAAACGGTATTGTTAAAGGCTCAGAGGTATACAATCAACAGGTTGCAAAGATGATTGATACTTACGCTCAATCAACTGTTGAATACCAAGTCAATACAAAAGATTTTAACGGTGCTTTAGTAACACTTAACAAATGTAAAAACGATATGAACGGTGACGTTTATATGAAATTGTTAGGTAGTATTCAAAGTAAGCAAAAGGCAGAGGCAGAGCGACAATCTTATTTAAAATCTTTACGTTCAGCTAACAAGGCTTATGAGCCATTAGAGGGTGCAGAGGCAGTAGCTTATTTAGATAAAGATGCTAAAGAGATTTTAAAAGCAAATCCTAATATGTCTGAAGTACAGGCAAGGGCAATAGCACAAAGTCACCTTGTTAAAATCAATTTAGATAGACGTGCATTATCTGACACTAATTTAATGTTAGGTTCGTCAGTACAAGGCATGTATATTTCATTAAAACAGAAAGGCATAGAAATTGATCCTACTGATCCTTTTACTATTTTACCTCAAGAGATGCAACAAATATTATTACAAGCTAATAGCTATAATGATAAACAAGCAAGAGAACACGCAAAGAATTTATATAACGCTTTAGAGACAATAGCGAACAATCCAAATACAGGGCGTGGTGATGAAATGAAGTTAAGATTAAATGGTGACCCTTACGGAGTGATTGCTGAATTTAAAGATCCTACAGGTTTTGATGAATGGTTAAAAGCAAATCCTCAATCAAGTGAAATGACAAATTTGCTAACAAGCAAATTTAATGATGCTTATATTAAATATCAAAGAGGTGAATTAAAAGCAAAGCCAAAATTCTTTAAAGAAATTTTAGATCAAAAACTTACAGAAAATGGTTTAGCTCTAAAATCAGAAAAAGATACTAATGAACAATCTATACAACGTTCATTAGTAGTATCTACTTTAGAAAAGGCTTATCTATTAGCCGAACAAGATAGATTAAAAGCACCAAGTAAATATCAAGATCCTTTAACATATAGAATTGCGGTTGAACAACATTATTTTGAATTATCCTCAAAGAAAGATTTTAAGGAATACGGTAAAAAGTATAGTGATAAAATCAATAGTATGGTTGACAGTGTTTATAACACTTATACAGATAGCGGAAACATTGTTAATGATGAAGATAAAGCAAAAGGAGTAATTCGAAATTTTATCTTAAAAGATTTACAGAATAATCAAAATAATTTTAATACAGCTAGTTATTATTACAACGGTGTATTACCAAAACTTGACAGCCTTGTTGCCGATGATCCAAACGAGAAAGAACCTGTATTTACTAAAGAAGAGCAATTAAGAAAGAAAGCATTTGATGATGTAAGTAAATTCAAAGATAAAGAAGATTTGAATGATTATGAAAGTGCTTATCTCAAGTTAGCTAACAAGTTCTTAAAAGGTGAAATGACCAAAGAAGAGTATGAGAAAGAAAGAAACAAGATAAGTAAAAAAGATAACAATACAAAACTTTATCAAAACAGCACATTAAGAATGTACTAAATAAAAAAAATAAAAGCCTATTATTCACTTAGTTTTAAGTTTTGAATAATAGGTTTTTTTTATGCCACTATTAACTCCCGAAGAACAACAAGCTGTTAATCAATCATTAGATAAAAAGTTATCACAAACTTTAACACCCGATGAACAACAGGCGGTTGATCAATCTTTAGCTAAAAAGCTAGGCGGACAACCTATATCAGATGTTTTACCAACTTATCAATTAAAGCCTTTTAGAACAAAGGGCGATTTTTCTTTTTTCAAAAACGCTACTGATTTAATCAGTCAAGCAAATAAAATCATCACACCTTTAGACGAAAACGCCACTGAAGAGCAAAGATTAAAGCAGAAAGCAGACATTGACGCTAAGTTAAAAGCTACATCTTTAATTTCAGCCTATGAAACAATGGGTAGAGAACAAGCTGAAAAAGACGGTAAAGAATTTTTAGACATTAAAACTATAGCTGAAAGGTATGGTACAAGATACGAAAATTTAACACCCGAAATAGTACAGCAGATTTATTCACATCAAGCCATTAAATGGTGGAATGAAACACAAGATATGTTCGGTGCACCGTCACAGGAACTGTTGAACAATCAGAACTTTTGGAAAAATTGTGATACTAATTCATATCGTTACTTAGCAACAAAAAGAAATATAGATGACGGCTTAACAGGTTGGACAGGCGATTGGTTAAGAGCGGGACATCAAACAAGAGTAGACAGAGCAACTAATTTAAAACAGTTAAACTACACTATTGATAAGAAAAAAGCTAATGAAGATCGTGCGTTTGCTTATGACAGGTGGGGACTGTTTGATGCTTTTGACGTAAGAAAAGACGAACTAGGAAACGATTTTTATTTGTATTCTGATAATCAAAGTCAGAACGTAAAAGACGTTGCGTCTATTGTTTATAACATGTGGGAGCCTTTACGTAATCACCCTATCAAAGGTGCGGGAGCTTTGGTTGCGGGAATGTTAGCAGGCGTTGGTACAGGGCTTGCAAGCAAGAACCCTTGGCTAGCAAGTGCTGTATATAACAGTGTCTTTTCGGGTATTATTTACGGAACTGATACTTATGATCAAGCATTAGCAGAACAAGTAAATGACATTCAAGAAAAAGATCCTAACATCAAAACCGCTGATATTACTAATGATCCTAATATTAAGAGAACGGCTGTAACATCTGCTATTTTAGAAACAGGAGCTGATACAGTCCTGTTAGGTACAGGAAAAGTATTAAAGCCCGTTGCAAAAGTAGGCAGTCATGTTTTAACACAAGCACTAAGTAAAGTTCAAAAAGATATTGCAAAGATTGCTACACCTACTGTCGGCAAGATTGCAACAACCGAAGTGCAAAAACAAACAGCAAACGCTACAAAGAACGCTTTATCTGAGCGCGTTTGGAATGGTGTATTCAAGCCTTTGTTAAAAGACGTTCCTTTAAATACAGCTACTGAAAGTATCACAGAGGGTGCACAGGCTTATATTCAAAGAAAAGCAGAGGGTGAATTTTTAAACGAAGATCCTAATGTCATTGCAGAAGATGCTTGGAAGTTAGGTATCAATGCAACTAAACAAGCACTTGCACCTAGTGCAATTCTATCTATTGCCTTTATGACACCTAAGACAATTTCATCATTAACCCATATTGCAAGAAGTGAAAGAGCTTTAAACCGTGATGTAATGCACAATGCAGGAGTTGAGATTGCAAGCAATTCACCATTAGCAAAACAAAATAACAATGCTAATGCAAATTTAATTGATAGTAATAATTCTTATCAGTCACGCATTTACTTAGACAAAAACAAAGTTGAACAGGCTTTAGTTGGTACTCAAGATAACTACACTGTTGATGATTGTGGATCAGTATTCAAAGATAAATTTAAAAGAACAAAAGATGGTGAGCAGATTAGCTTAACTGACGGAGAATTTTCACAGTTACCACAACAGGTAAGAGACGCTTTCTATCCGATTGCTACAAACAAAGACGGTGAAGTTTCAGTAAAAGAAACAGCACAATATTTGTCTGATCAAAAGTTAGATGAAATTGCAAAAACTGTAAACACAGAACAGGCACAGTTAATTTCTGAATTAAAGAAACAACGTGAGATTGAAAAGAATATTAACGAACAGTTAGCTAAACAATCTAAGAATACAAACATTGAACAAAATAATGCTATTGCTCGTGTTGTATCTTCATTTGTATCTTCAATGGCTAAGGTTTTAGGTGTTGATAGCTTAGACTTATTCAGACAAAACAATTTAACTTATGTAAATAAATCAAGATTAAATTTAGGACAACAACAAACTATTGATGATAAGTCAGTGACAGGTGAATATAATTCTAAAACAAGAACTGTAAGTTTAAATGAACGTTCTGATTTTAATACTGTATTCCATGAAACAGGGCATTGGTTTATAAGCACTTTACTTGACTTAGCAAAGACAAATGAAAAGGCAAAAGGACTTGTACAGCCATTGCTTGATAGTATGGGTAAGAAAAAGAAAATAGAAAATCTTACAGAAAAAGAAATCAATGATTTAAACGAAATGTTTGTTGCAGGTTTTATCTATTCACTTGTTAACGGAAATATTGGCAAAGAAAATAATTCTGCATTTAAAGGTTTCAGAGCGTTCTTATCATCATTACAGAACACATCATTATTCAAGAACTTTGATAGAACAAAAGATAAAGCAGAACATCTCAAAGAGGGGTACAACAAAACTTATACTAACAATTTAACACCGCAAAGCATTGAGGGGTTAACAAAATTATTATCTGCATTGTTTCAGTCAGATGTTCAAACAGAAATTCAGAATACTGAATACGCTTTAGACGGTGTGATAAGTGATATTGACAAGTTAGGTTTGTCAGAGGAAGAGGCGGGAGCTGTTAAAGATGAACTGATTAAGATGATTGCTGAAGACAATCAGAACATCAAAGATATAAACGACAGTACAACTGTATCTGTTGCATTTGAGATGATGATAGGCTCTAAAAACTTTGACAAGTTTATCGGTTCTCTAAGGGATAAATTAAAAACTGTTGATAAACATCAAGCAGAGTATCAAAAGTTCATTGAAAAGTTAGAGACAGCTCACAAAAAATATGATGATATAAAAAAGCAACAACGAAAAGAATTAAAGAATACAGAGCTTTATCAGCACATCGAAAGTGTAAAAGAACAGGGGTTAAATAAAGCTGAAGTTGAGGGGTTAATTTCTGATGAAGAGGTTAAAAAAGAATTAGAACGTAAAGGTTTAATTAAAGAAGACGGTGAAGTTTATCCTAAGTTAATCTTACAAGATATAAAAAATATCCCTATGGATATTTTAAATAGAATGTCTGAAATGCAAAAAGACAAAGCAGTCACAAAAGAGGTTGCTTATTGCATGGCATTAGCTGAGATACCAACTATTGATGAAAAGGCAATGGCAAACGCAAAGCAGATTGTAAGACAGAAATTTATTGACAAGCACATTTCAGATAATACAAAGATTGTAAGCACTGTAGCAAAGGCTCACGAACGTATCGGTAGAGTTATTCTAAATGCTTTAAAGAAAGCATTAAAAATAAGTAAAGATAGTAAAACAATTTTAGCAATCAAGACTACAGCTGTTACTGAAGTTAACAATTCAACTCTATCAGAAGTAAGTGAACAACGTGCTTTATCTAATGCTAAAAGGGCAAGTAATAGACGTTCTGAATGTTTGGCAAAGGGCGATAAAACAGGTGCACTTAATGCAACTCAAGATGAAATATATCAGAACACAAAGGCTAGTTACATTGCAGAGCAGAAAGCGTACATAGTAAAGACGGCTAAACAGCTTGCAGATTTTGTACGTAAGTCAAAAAAGAATTTACAAAAGGCTTATGACACAGAACTTGTTAAAATTATTGAGGCTGTTTTAATTGCAACTGATGTAATAAAAAGAAAATCTATTATTGATTTAGATCAATTAGCTAGTGATATTAAAGCCAGTGATCCTACCAAAGGACAGCTAGTTGATCAGCTAATCAAAGAAATTAAAGATAACACAAATCTTTATACATCATATAAGAATATGAGTATTAAAGATATTGTACATCTGTTGCAGACATTAGAAGATATTAAGAAAACAGCACACGATACAAGATTGATAACTCTTAATGGCAAGAGAATATTAAAAGAGAATGTGGTTAATGAGGCATTAGACACTATCAAAGATATGAAAGATCATGATCCTAAGTTAGCAGGTTATGACGAAAAGAATGGTGTTGTTGGTACTACAAAAAGAAAACTTAACAAATTGGAGAAAGCACAAGATGCTTTGAGTTCATTCAGTGCCTTAACTAAAATCGTTGAAACTGAATTTCAGAAACTTGACGGAAAGATTTTTGGCGGTGTATTTCATGGCTTGTATCAAAGAATAAAAGACAGTGAGACAGCTTTTAAGAAAACTCGTTATAAAGCATACAAGCGTATTCAAACAGCATTTCATAAAATCAAAATTGAAAGTGCTCCTATAGTTTGTCGCAAGTTCAATCGTACTTTAACAGAAGATGAATTAGCTAATGGTGTTGAGTGTGATGTTGAGAATGGAGAGTATGATTTTAGAAGTGAGGGCGAAAACACAAAAGGCTTTTCAATGACTTTAGGTGCAAAGGGTAGTAGATATGAGGGTATGACTACACTTGATATTTTAGCTATCATGTTGCACATGGGTACTAACTACGACTTATTCTTAGATAACAACATTGCAGATTGTGAACAGATAACTATCAGAGTAAGACGTGAGGGTGAGAATTTACATAAATCAAACGCAGAAATTGAAAAAGATATTTATAGAGCACAGCATGAATACAAAGATAAGATGTTCAAGAATTGGTTTAATGATATGGTTAACAAAGGACACATCACAAAAGAAATGTTCGATTACTGTATCACCATGTGGGACACTTATAAATCTTTAGAGCCTAGTCTGCAAAAGGCTAGTATGGATATTAGAGGTTATCGTTTCCAAAAAGCTGAGGGGCGTACAATTATCAATCCATTCACAGGTCAAGAAGTTGAGGCGGGATATGTGCCTGCTTTGGTCAACAAAGATTTAAAAGAATTACCCGAAGATAATGAGCTTAACTTTGAAAAGTTGGTTAGTGAAGTAGAACAGGAAAGCAATATTGACACACCAACATTCTTAATTGACCGCTCAAAAAATAGAAAGAGAATACCACTTGATTTAGATTTCGACAAAATGGTTGGCACTATGTCTAATGTAATTAGATATGCAACCGTAATGCCTGCTGTTTATGATGTGTTAACAATCTTAAATGATCCAAAATTAAAAAAAGAACTTGATAGCAAATCACCTTACCTGTTAGATAAAGTGGTCAAGCCTTGGTTACATTCTATTGCGACAATGAAAACAAGTAATACAAGTAATAAGTTTATGAAAGTATTATCAAAATTAAATCAGCAACTTGGTGTTGCAATGTTAACTATGTCACTCAAGAATACCATTCAGCAGGTATCAAATATTCCTACAGTAATTATGGATGTTGGTGTCATAAATTTTGCTGAGGGCTTTTTGCGTTACGCTTTAAATCCACTTAAGACAAGAGAAAGAATGTTTGCTGAAAGTGAATTTATGACTGTAAGAATGAATGAATGTTATGACGGTATCAATGAAATTTTTACAGAGTTTGAGGTTAAATCAAATCAATTAGAGGGTACAAAGAAATATGAAAAATTTATTTCTAATACAATAAAAGTTTCAAATAAAAATGCTTTGATTTTACAAAAAACATTTCAGAATGTACTTGATCCTATTGCTTATGAGGCAGGTAAAGCAAAGGCTAGACGCATGGGTTTGAATGAAAAAGAACAGATTAAGTATGCTGAAATGGAAGTAAGACAAACTTTTGGCTCATTCGATTTATCAGATGTACCACTGCTTAATCGTGGTAACCCTATGATGAAAGTATTTGCTATGTTTGGTACATACTTTTATCAGATGTGGAGATTAGCTCAAAGCAGAATGTCTGTTGCATGGAGAGATAAAAATAGAGGCTATATAGCAAAACTTTATTTAACAGTTGAAGCTTATCTTTTTGCAATGGTCTTGCCTAGTGTTATAGCTGAATTTATTGATAAGTTATTTACAGGCGATGATAGTGACGATGATAATACACAGTGGTATGAAAATCGTTATATATGGTCAGTCGGTAAAATGCAATTAAGTGCTACTCCATTTGTTGGCAAGTTTGCAGAAACTCTTATTGAAAAATACGGTTTTAAAAAGAGTTATGCTAATCGTTTTCCTATTCCCGTATATGACACATTAGTAAATGCAGGTGCTACTGTACAAAAGATGTATACAGGTATCAATCAATACGGCTTAGGTAATGCGGGATTTTTACGTGACATCAAACCTAGTGAGTTTAAAACACTATCAAATACAGCGTCTATGCTTACAGGTATTCAGTTGCTTTCAATGGCAGGGCGTGTAGGTTCAATTTTATATAGTGCAAATAAAGGTGATATGTCTTATAAAAAGGCTTTCTTATTAGAGCCACAGAAAACAAAGAAATAAAATTTTAAAATGTTTAAATGCCTTTATATGTAATAAGTATAAGGGCATTTTTTATGACGGTTCTAAAAGAAAGTGCACTGAATTTAAGTCAAGTAAATAGACAAAGTAATTCACCAACTGACGCAAGATTTAATGAAGTAACGGCAAATCGTTTTGTTGGTAATGTTGTCGGTAATGCAACTACAGCAACTCAACTACAGAATAACTTTAGCGTCACCTTTAGAGGTGATGTAACAGGACAGTTTGAAAGTAAGGGTGTAGGCGGTCATGTTGTTGATATTAAAGTTAATGAGGCGGAGCACTCTAAATCTGCTGACTTTACAGCACAAGCACAATTTGCAGAACACACTACATTAGCTGACTTAGCTAACCTTGCAACTCATGCACTGACAGCTGACAAATCGGGTAATGCAACAGAGGCTAGTCATTCTGCAAAATCATCATTAGCTGATAACTCTCTTCATGCAGACAAAGCAAGTGTTGCAGACATAGCTCATAATCTTTCATGGGATATGATAACTACTTGTACAGAATATCCTTTAACAATAGCAAAAGGTGTTTTGTATATCAGAGTTCGTGATGAAAACGGACAGGGTGAATGGGAGATTATCGGGTTCAAGTACATGGATAAGAACGATCTTATTCACGAAACAGATTTAACTTTATATCGTATTCGTTTTACTAATCGTGCGCTAACTGAGGATTTTTTAGAACACCGCAGAATATGGGCAACACCTAGCCCAGAAAGAACTCTATCAAATATCAAAGGTGAGATAGAGCAAATTAACGTAGCTGAGGATGACTCAGCAATCGAACAATTAGACAAACGTGAAGCAAAATTCTTTAAACAAGAGGATTTGCTTTAATAATACTAGGAGAAAAATTTTATGGCAGTAATGATCGAAAATGGCTCTTTTGTAGGTAAAGATGCAGAGGGTAACGGTATACGCGTACGTGGTTGGACTGATAACGACATTGCAAAAGTTAAGGCAATATCAAAAGCTGTTCAACAGATTAAAACTGATTTAAAAAGTATCAATGCAGGTCAGAAAGAATTAGCTTATAAAGATTATACAGCAGTTATAAATCAAGCTGATATGCCTAGTGGTATATATTTCTTAGTGCCTATGACCGCTGATAATCAGTTCGTTGCTTTTGACAAGGTAACAGGCAAGCCAACTAATACAGCGCAAACTGTTGATCACTTTGTTATCATGTATAAGTCAACAGGTGCAGACGGCAAGGTATCAAACCTCGGCACACAGGACACTCACACAAACATTGACGGATTAGCTCAGTTAAGCGGTGATAATTCATTCACAGGTTCTAATACATTCACTAAACCTTTAACCGTTGCCACACCAACGGCAACAGACCATGCAACAACAAAGGGTTATGTTGACGAATTAGTCAACACTAAAGACGGTAACTATGTGCACAAAGCAGGCAATGAAGATATTGCAGGTGTAAAAAATTTTACATCAACTCCACTTGTTCCAACTACTGAATTAAATTCACTTGCTGATAATCAAGTACCAAGCGCTAAAGCTGTTAAGAGTTTAGTTTCAAGTTTTATTAAGTACTCAGAGACAAAGCCAAGCCCTGAAAGTGTTGAAGAGAATAGCCTTGTAATGTACCCTGCTGAGGATAATATCTAATGAAAATGCAAATGATACCACCTATCTTAAACGATACAGGTGATTGTTGTTGCCAAAATTGCCCGCAGTGTAATAATTGCGGTTGTGTGCCGGGCGGTGACGGCTGTATTTGTAAAGGTGATAAGAGCGGAAACAGCATTGAAAGTGCAATCACTTGTGATCTAGTTTGGAAAGAGAAACAACTAAACGGAAAGTATAAATATTATAAAGTCGTTAGCGGTTCATCACAGCAGAATATGCCTGTAGTTTTACCAACGGCAAGCCTTACTAAGCGTGGTGTAGTACAACTTACAAATGAGCTGTCTGATCGTGAAGATCTTGCACTTACTCCAAAAGGCGCAAAGACTATCAAGACAGAACTTGACAAAGAAGTTGCAGATAGAGTTGCTAATGACAATGCTTTGCAAGGACAACTAAATCAAGAAAAAGACAATAGAGCAAATGCTGATACTGATTTATTAAACAAGATAAATCAAGAAAAAGACGATAGAGCAAATGCTGATAAAAAATTATCTGACCGTATCAATCAAGAGATTACCAACAGAAAGACCGCAGATAATGACTTATCTAATCGCATTACAAGTGCAGAAAGTAAAGCAGATAGTGCAGTAAGTAAAGCAAACAATTCTGTTACAGGTGTTACATCAAATGGCGATGCAACTGTAACTGTAACTAAAGCTGATGGCACATCAAGTAACTTTACAATCAATAACGTTGCTCATGCAACTCATGCAACTAATGCAGATAGTGCAACTCATGCAACTAATGCAGATAGTGCAACTCATGCAACTAATGCAGATAGTGCAACTCATGCAAC